TCATGGCTTATCGCCTGGCTTTGGCAAAAGCCCGGATGCAAAGGACCTCGCATTCTCACTCAAGGTGTAGCCGTCCACGTAACGCCGAACTCCAGTCGGCCCTTCGAGGCGGGACAGCATTGCGAGCACCGCCAGATCAATCATGTCCGCGCTGCCGTCGAGCCGACCAAATTGTCCCCCTGATGCTGCGGCGATTTGCTTGAAGTCCGCAATGGTCGAAGGACGCTCACCCAAAGCGAACATATGTATTGGGCGCTCGCGCTCCTTAAAATGCGCCGCGAGTTCGAGGGCAGTTTCTTGCGCTCCTCCACGCAGATCACGCTTTCTATTAGAGGGCTCATCGCCGGCAACCAGCACGGCGTCAGCTTCGTCGCGCTTTAAGATGTCGGCGAGCGCTGCTTCGACGGCCTCACCGTCATTCCCACCGCCGCCAGTCGCCTCGCGCGAGCCAAGCCATTTGCGCAGAGCGGCCACATCAGCGGTAAGCTCGGATTGCTCCAAGACGGGGATTTGAGAGCCGATGCAGTCATAGTCTCGATAGACATAAAGCCGGAGCGAAACCGTTGCGCCTGCGCCGTCGGCAACTCGACGCATAATTTCTCCGATGCTCTCGCGCGCCGCTCGGATCAGCGGCTGCATGCTGCCTGACGCATCTAAAGCGATAGCAAATTGCCCTGCGGTCCGGCGTGCCAAGCCGTCAAGGAACGCTCCGGGCCGGGCCTTCGCACTCCCGACCGCACCCCCGGGCCCCGCCGGCCCAATCTGCCCAGCCCGTTTGTTGCGCATAGAGCCCCCCGGCGCCGCAGGTAACCAGAGGTTTACGAGAGAGTCACTCTGAACGTTTGGCGGGTGTCGAGTGTGGCGTGGCTCTTTTTGAGCGGCAACCCGGCGAGTTTTGCACGAAATGCCGTAAGTGATTGAAATTATGTGGCTGGTTTTGCAGGGAAGTCATCTGCACAGAATTGTTTTGATTGACATTTTTGGAGCCAGTTGAAAATCCGCGTGTCGCTGGTTCGATTCCGGCCCCAGGCACCATCACCCCTTTCGGGCACCCCAGCACCCCCACAGTGATGCAAGGCCCACTTGGGCTAAGATGTTGCTAATCGGGATTTTTCTACCGTTTGGAGTCCATCCGGCCAAATTGGCCCGGAAGTTCGCCAGAGGGCGGGTAAGCGGATGTGTTGGCATTTAGGGCCGGTCATACCAACAGCGAGACCGGAGATACCAACATGGCGTCGAACAAGCTCACGAAAGATCGCATCGCGCGCATAAAACCCGAAGAGCGCATGAAGCGTTACGCGGATGGCGAAGGGCTCTACCTCCAAGTAGAGCCGAGCGGTGCCCGCTACTGGCGGATGGCCTATCGCTTCGACGGCAAACAGAAGACGCTCGCGTTCGGCAAATGGCCGGACGTTGACGCGCTCGCCGCACGTAAGAAGCGCGACGCCGCGAAGGATGAATTGCGCGCCGGTCGCGATCCCGGCGCCAGCTTCAAGGGCGTGAAGTTCGGTGGCGTCACGTTCGGCGAATTGGCCGCTGAGGTTCTGGCGAAGATGGAGCGCGAGCAGCGCGCGGAGTCGACCATCTCGAAGAACCGATGGCTTCTGGAAGACCTCGCCGCGCCGTTGAAGGATGAGGCGTTGGCGGAGCTGGACGCCCCCATGATCCAAGCCTTGCTCGAAAAGATCGAACGGTCAGGCCGCTACGAGTCCGCCATCCGGTTGCGCGGCGCCATCGGCGGCGTCTTCCGCCATGCGATCCGCACGGCGCGGGCTACCAGCGACCCGACGCTAGCGCTCGCTGGCGGGCTCACACAGCCCCCGGTCAAGCACTACGCGGCGGTGACTGAGCCGAAGGCCGTGGGGCGGCTTCTGGCGGCCATAGACGGCTTCTCAGGGGCGAAGAGCGTGGGGCTGGCGTTGAAGCTCTTGCCCTATGTGTTCGTCCGCCCCGGCGAGCTTCGCGGCATGGAATGGCCGGAGCTAGATCGGCGCGGGAAGCGTTGGATCATCCCCGCCGCCAGAACGAAGAGCCGCCGGGAGCACGCCGTTCCGCTCTCCAAGCAGGCGCTCGCGATCTTCGACGAATTGCGCCAACTGACCGGCCCTGAGGGCTTCGTTTTCCCGAACGCCCGCGCCGCCAGCAAATGCATGAGCGAGGGCGCGTTTTCGGCGGCGCTCGCGAGCATCGGCTACGGCCCTGAGGTTTGCACCCCGCATGGCTTCCGCTCCACGGCGTCCACGCTGTTGAACGAGAGCGGCGAGTTCGCGGCGGACGTGATTGAGATTCAGCTAGCCCACCTTCATGCGGACAAGGTGCGCGCGATCTATGCGCGCGGCCAGCACTGGCCTGAGCGCGTGCGGATGATGCAATGGTGGGCCGACCATCTGGACAAGCTCAGAAGCGAAGCGCGATCAATGGCACGCATCTTGGGTTAGCGCTTGCGCGCCGCCGCAACCCGCTTCTTCATGATGTGCTTCATGTGAGCCTTGAAAGTCGACTCCCACCCGCCGGTGTGAGGGAAGCGGTCGAACTTGGCGCTGGTGCAGCGGATCAAATCGAGCCGAGAACGCTTCGACGCTTCGGCCCAATCATCATAGAGCACATAGAGCGCGTTGCCGTAGTTCAAGTTCTCGAACACCACCAGATCATCGGCGAGTTGGGCGCCAACGTATGATCCAAAGCCGCCATGCCCACGCAGATATGCGATGGGCTTGAGTGTTTGGAACAGCGCGACGCGCTCGGCCACCAGCCCCGCCAACTTTGCTGAGGGCGCCCTACGACCCTTCATCAGTGCGGCCACAACCGCATCCGCCGTGCCCGGCGGAAACACCTGCCAGTCAAGCGCGATGGTGCCGATGTATTCTTCGCGCGTGGCATCGCTCGCGAACACACCCGCCACGCCCGCGTTCTCTTGCAGCAGGTTGAGACACAACAGCAGATCGTAGCCAATCGAGGCGTGCGTGCGATCTAAGATCGTGTTGACCGAGAACTTCACCAGCGCCATGCCACCGCTCGGATCATTCATCACTTCGGCCGCGACGGCATACATGCGCGGCTCATAGCAATCGACCTCATACACTTCGCGGTCGCGCGACTGCATATGCGTGCCGTTGTAGGAGTCGCCCCAGTTCGGGGACTCCCAAGTGTAGGTCTTCGTGATCTTCGGCAAATCGGTGCGCTTGTGCTCCCAACCGTTGCGATTGCGAGCCGACCACTTGCCCATGTCGGCAGGCGGCGCCACGGCCGGATCGGCGACGGTGATGGCGCCGTCTTTCATTTCCAAACCGATATGCGCGTAGGCGCCGGCCGCGATGTCGGCGACGGGTATCTTCTTGGTCTGCGCCACCACGAACAGATCGGACTTGAACTTCGCGACGGCTTCCTGCAAATCGTCCGGCACGCGCGCGAGGTTGCGCTTCCACTTCACTTCACGAAACATCGGATATTCCGCCCTATTGTTATAAACGGTGGGCATGTGGTGATGCGCGTTGCGCGCCGCAATGATCGGCGCTGCAAAAAATCTCAATCTTTGATTCGATGTAATTCGTTTCTGACTCGCAACATAATTCGCCATGGGGCGGATTGCGCGAACTGCAAGCCCGCCCAGCAAAGCGCCACCGCGCGGAATTCTATACGCTATAGGGCCGAGCTATTGCCGGGCTGATCTTCCTTGTCGGCTTCCGCAACGCCTCTCGTTCTCTACGTTGCGCCATCCGCTTCGCGCGGCGCGCGGCGTTGATGGCGTCGCGGTTCGCCGCATAGTATCGGGCGCAGTTTTGCTTGTTGTGTAGCTTCCGCGCAGGCGATTGCTCATATTGCCGAAGATGCTCGCGCCGCTCTTGTCGCCATAATGTCTGATAGAGCTTTGCTTCTGGCGCTTTGCGCTGTTCGCGTTCCTTCTCTGCATCATATGCCAAGCGCTTCGCGGCGTTGATGGCTTCGCGATTCTTCGCGCGGTATGTCCGCTCCTTTTCTGCATCATATCGGGCGCGCCGTTTGGCTTTGATCGCTTCCTTGCTCGCCGCGTATCGCGCCCGATCATAGTCGCTTTTGGCCCGGCGTCGTTCCAAGTCGCACGCGGCTAAGCGCGTGCTCGCCGCGATCTCGCGCGCAATCCTGCGGTCGCGCTTCTCGTGCTCACTGAGGCGCGGCATGTTCGGCCCTCAAACGTGCGCGCCGCGCTGCTTGCCCGCGACGATACCGCGCGCGGCGGCGTTCTAAGATTGCTTTGACGTCGCGGTTCTCCAAGAATTTGGCGGGATTACTCGCGCGAACCTCACGATGGTATTCGCGCGTCCGTTGGAGGTTGCGGACCGCCGAACATTCAGGCGAGCACGCCCGCGCGTTCCCGTGCCGGTCGCGAAACTGATCGCCGCAGACGATGCAGGTGCGCGCTCGCTTCATTCCCGTTCCCCGCTCATCCACTTTGAGCGCCAGACCGTCTGAGCGGCGCCGGGCTTCGCAACCTCGCGCAATTCGTTCTCGCGCCGTGTGAGGTCGATGCCGACAAGGCCGCGAACCGCCATTGCATAGATGAACCCGTCCAACGCTTCGGCGCGCATGCCTTTGATGCGTTCCCACCGCTTCCGGGGTTGGCCGAATTTGTAGAATGTCACGCGCCGTTCGCTGCAAAGCTCTTCAAAGAAGCGCGGCGGCAAGCCTTCCGCGAACCGCACATGGCCTGGCTTTTCCAGCAGCCCGAACAGCCGCGATTTCCCGCCATCGGCGCCGACGATGTAAAGCCAAGGCTTGCTTGACCTCTCGATGAGCGGGCGGTTTCCGTCATGACCTTTCACGCTGACAACGCGGCGCCCAAAGCGCGGCCGGGTGAAGCTGTAAACAAGGTCCGTCACGTTGCCGTCGCCTGAGTCGATGGCGGCGGCGTCATAGCCCAGCGTTCCGCCAAGCGGATGTTGGAAGCGCCGCTTCAACAGCGCGTCTAGCTCCTGCCATGCAAGCTCCGATGTCGGCGGGGCGTGAATCGTCTCATAGCCCAGCGCGAACATTTGCGTTGCCGAGTGTCCAAGGGTCACGATCTCTAAGCCGTAGCCTTGCACGTCCACGCCTGCGGTGATGATGCGAACGTCTTCCGGTATGGCGTCGAGTCCAATCGGTTCGGCCCGTGCAGCGAGCGCGCTTTCGTCCAGTCCGTCGCCGCTGCGCTCCGCGAACGCCTCGCCCATGAGCGTGTTCGTCCACACGCGCAAAAGGTCCGGGTCATTCTTCGCCGCCAGAAACTCGCGCGCGATCTCCGCCCACGAGGCGTTCGCCAACGTCGAGATGAGCGCCGAACAGCGGAAGCCTGCATGTCCTTTCACATGCGGCGCCGTCGCCCGCCAGCGGCCGTGCTGGATCATCGCGGGCTTGCTGCGCTCTTCTATGATGACGCCGCAGTGAGGGCAGACCATGTGCGCGGTTTCCGGCCGATGGTTGCCGTCCGCATCCTTATCCCAACGGACGTGTTGCCATCGCGGCTCGAAGAATTCGGCGCAGTCCGGGCATGGAAGCTCATAGATGCGTTGATCGGACTCGGCGTAGGCTTTCAGGATGTTCGACGTTTCCGCCGTGGTCGGCGTCGATGCTTGGAAAATCAGCCGGTTTGCAAACGAGAGGGTCCGGTTCTCAGCGAGCTTCGTTGCGGAGCCTTCGGCGTTCGGCTCATAGCCGTCCACTTCGTCCATGAGCAGCACGCGCGCGGTGTGGCGCCGTAGATTCCGCGGTGACGCCGCCGCCACGCATTTGAACGAGCCGCCCGGAAAGCGCCGGTTCGTGATGGTGTCATTCTTCGCTTTCTCGCGGGTCATCTTCCCGCGCAGCGACGGGCTAGCCGCGAACGTCGGTTCAACGGTCGAAATCACGAAATCGCGGGCGTCGTCCAAAGTCGGTTGCAGCGCCAGCAGGTTGCACGGGTCGTTTTCGACGTAGTTCGCGACAATGGCGACCATGAGCGCGGTGGCGCCGATCCGCACCGGCTTCACAAACGTCACGCGCGAGATTGCCGGATCGTCCACGGCGTCGCAGATGCCGCGCTGATACGGGAAGAGCCGCATCGGCCCCGGCGTCGCGGACACGTCAGACGGCAGGAAAACGCTGCGCTCGATCCAATCGGCCAACGGCTCTTTCAACGGCGGCGCCAGATGCGCGAACGCACGCGCGCGGATGGCGCTGATTTGTTTGGAGTCCAAACAGATCGGCGTTCGCTCACTTTGGGAAATCGGCCTGTAGCGGTCGCTCGCGGCCGTTTCGACGTTGGCGGCCTCAGGCATCGCCGCCCCCATCAACGCCGCTGGACGCGGCCAGCGCGAGCAGCGTTAGACGGATTTCCGCATCAATCGCCGCCACGGTCTTGCGGGGCAGCGCGAGCTTGGCGCCGACGCGCGAGGGGAGCGCCAGCAGCGACGCCCGCAGATCAGCGAGCGCGGCGGACCATTCCCGTTCGACCTCAGCGGCGGGCACAAGTTCGCCGCGCATCTTCGCGGCGCGGATTTCGGCTAGCTGCGCTTGCGCGGTCGCGAGGCGCACGCGATGCGCTTCGACCGGACGGCCGCCCTTGTTCTTCGGCGCCGGCGGCGGGCCGATGATGTCTTCCATTGTGCGGCGGGGGCGAGCGCGTTTCCTCATGCGCTGATTTTGCCATCGCTGATCGGCGACGCCGACACCCCAGCGCGCAAGAAATTCCGCGCGAGGTAGATTCGCGTTTTAGGTGATGTGTTCAAATGCCGGGGTCTGTGTCGCCCGCGCGCGGCGTCGCGAGCAAAGGACCCGCCATGATGCACGCGCGATGTTGCAGTGATGCCAAAGCGGACAGACAGACAAACCCCTAGTGTATTTGTCCGTCCGTCCGCCCCGCTGCGCTTTACAGCGCGCAAGCGGCCGGGAGATGAGGACAAGCGGACAGACCCGGACAGTCCGCCTTGTCCGCTTGTCCGCTTTAGTGTGTGGTTGCGTCCCATTGGCCCGTTCCTTCCAGCTTCTCCATGAGGCGCCGAAACGCGCGCGCCCATGAGGCCGGTTTCAAATCTGCTCTCCACTCATCGCGCCGCAGCGCCTTCCTGTAGGCGCTGGCCGTCAATGGAATCTGCGTGCGTGCGTTTCGATTTTTGAGCTTCGCGAGGGTGTCCAGTGCGAGGGCGTCGACGCCGCCGGGCGCCGGCTTCTCGCCCTCAGCCTCGGCGCCGTGGTCCTCAAACCATTCGCCCGCTAGCTGCACGATGGAAGAGCTTACCGGCTTGCCCCGTGCATCGCTGAAATCGAGCGTGCGGGCTTCCAGGGTGAAGCGCAGCACTTCGCCATCCTTGCCGTGGCGGTTCTCAGAGATGCGCGCCGTCCGCTGCGGTGAGCCTTTCTCGCGCTCGATTTGCACGATGAGGTCCGGCGCCGCCACGATGTCAGACGAACCGCGCGGCCCGGCTCGACTGTAGCCGGAATGGTGGACAACCGCGATATGGGCGCCGCTCTCATCCTTGATGCGGTCTAGCGCGGCGATGGCCGCCGACATGTCCTCAAAGCTCGACTCCTTGGCGCCAGCGGTCGCACGCGCCAGCGTGTCTAGGATCACGAGCCGCACGTTCTCTTCCCGCACAAAGTCGATGATGTCGGAAATGGCGTCATCGTCGGTCAGCAGGTTCAACGGATCGGGGGAGAAGATGAGCGGCGACTTGGCGCCGTGCTCCAACTCCCAAGCCCGCACGCGGTCATAGAGAAGCCCGACGCCCTCCAATGGAATGATGAGCACCTTGCCCTTATCCACATCGCGCCCAGCCCAGCGGCGCCCGCAGGCGACCGCGTGCGCGAGGTCTAGCAGCAGGAAGGATTTGCCGGACTTAGGCGCGCCCGCCCATACGGACATGCAGCCTTCATAGAGCAGCCGTTCCACGAAATCGCGCGGCCGTGGGCGCCGTTTCAGATCGGCGACGGTCAGAAACTCGCGGCTCATGCCAGCAACTCCGCAGCAGTGCGGCGGAGCTTGGCGGTTCCAGTGATGAAGTGGCGCGACGTTATGCGCGGCGTCTCCCGATCCACACGCGACCAAAACTGCATGAGGGTTTCGCCCTCATGCGGCCCAAGGTCAGCGTCCAGCGGACCATGCGAGACGCCTTGCACGAAGCACGCGCGGCGCCCGGCGTCGCGGCGGAAGAGCCGCAGCGCTTCACGCTCTGAGATGATGTGCGCCCGCTCGCGCGCCACTTGTTCTATGTGTGCGCGGTTGCGATTGAAGATGCGATCATCTGCATTTGCGCGCGTGCGCTCGCGCCGCGCCGCTCTCGCCTGCTTAAGCTTCTGTTTGAGGGGCAGACGCTTACGGTCAGAAGATTTTTGAGATGCGGGGTGTTGGCGTCGCCCCGCGCGTTCTATAGTTTCGACCATGACAAGCGGACTCCTTTGCCGCGCGTTGTGAGGGTTGGTAGCCCTCGCTGTTTTAGATTTGCAGCTTGACTGTGAAGCCGCCGGGCGCCCCCGGCGGCTTCATTGTTTTTGTTAGGCCAGAGCGATCGGCGTGCAGAGCTTCACGCGAACCGTGGTCGCACCGGCGCCGGCGGCTTGCGTGCAGACGCCGATCAGCGCTTCGCTTTCGCCCGCACTGTTCGAGTCGGCGTCGCCGTGCGAGCGCGCGGTTTTGGTCGCCGTGTCGAAATAGACGGGCGCCCCAACCGTGAACACGTCGGCGGACTCTTTGGCGATGTCGAACACGCCAGCGGTCGCAATATCGACCTCAGCGCCGTTCTCAGCGTCGCCGCAGGCGATGCCGAACAATTGGCCGATGAGAACGCCTTCGCCGCTATCGACGGCGTAGGGAGCGGCGACAGTCAGATTGTCGCCCGGTTGAACGAAGTTTTTCATGGATCAAGTTCCTTTCGATGTTTGGAAGCGGATGACGTTGGGCGCCGCGCCGGACTGCATTGCTGCAATCCGCGCCTCCACGTCCGCGAGCGCAGCGGCCATTTCCCGATCACTCTTGTAAGTGACGGTCTCGCCGTTCTGGTCGCGGACCTCGCGCACCCCGTTGAGACGCGCGCGGATGAGCGCGTCTCGCAGGGTGAGCAAGTCGGAGAGCGTGAGCGCCGCCATTAAGCCAGCGCCGTGTTGCTATCTTCGCCCGCGTTGTAGGCGATGCCGCGGAAGTCGCGGGCGCCGACGCCAACGTCGAGAGTGACGCGCCATTCGCGGCCGAGAATTTCCCAGCCGTCGCGCGCCGACACCTGCGGCCCTTCGTTCCCGGCAAGGCCGCCGAGATAGAGCGCCGGGGTGCGCGAGTCCGCGAGGTAGAAGCCGAACGGATTGACCGCTTCCAAGCGAGGCTCAACAGCGACGGTCAGCTTGATCGGCTGGGCGTCGTCGGTGCGCGTGGGCGTGATGGACGCCACGAACTTTTCCGCTTCCGTGAGACGCGACGGCGCCACGATGAGCGTATCCGGCCGAACGTCGATGATGGTGACGCCATCGACTCCGGTTTGAGTCAGCATCGCAACCCGCATGGCGGAGATGCCTGCTTCATCGATTCCCGCTCTGGTGGCGTCGGCGAACAGGTTGCCGTGGTCAGCATGGAACATGCGCTTGGTGTCGCCCATCACCGGGCCGGCGCCCGCCGCTTGCGTGAGCGTGCTCACAACCAGATCGGCGACCGTAGCCGCAGCAGCTTGACCGGCGTCGCGAGCGAAGTCGCCAAGCTGGTTGAAGGCGTCGTTCACGATCAGCTTGCGGCTGGCCGAGAAAATGGCGCCGTAGGTATCGAGCGCCCAGCCTTCGCGAGCTTCACCGCGCGTAACGGATTTGATCTCGCCCGACTCGGTGACTTTGGTGAGCTTGGGAAGCTCGCCAAGTTGATGCACGCTCTGCGGCCGGAAATCGTTCGCCGTGACGCGCTGACAGAAGATGCCAACGGCAGGCGAGAGAGCAGCCGCATAGGCCGCGCGCACGGCAGACCCAAGCCCAACGTCCAGCATCAGCGGGAAATCGGACGTGGTGTGCTGACCGCCAGCACGGGTTTGGAAGGCCGCCGTCAGCAGCGCTTCGCGGCTCATGCCGCGCGTGCGGACGCCGTTCGCTTCCAACCAATCGCGCGCCTGATCTTCAACGCTGAGGTTGGCGAACTGGCGGGCGGCGTCGTTCTTGGCGGGAACGCCAAGGTAGCGCGCTGCGAAGCCTTCGGCCCGCAGGTGCAGCGTCTCTTCCGGCGACGGGCCGGGGTTGAGGATGCGAACGCGCGGCGCCGTGGCGCTGCGGGCCGTCATGATCTCATAGGCCGCCGCACGCGCCTGTTCTTCGGTGGCGTCGGCATCAATGAGTTCGTCGGCCTGTTCGACCGTTCCACCCGCGCGCTTGATGATGTCGCGGATTGCCGCGCGGGTTTGCGCGGCCGTGTTATCGTTGGCGGGCGTGGCGTCTTCCACGTCTTCAACGGGCGCCGGGTTGGCGCCGGCGGGCTTCTTCTTCATCGGATAACTCCGGGTGACGGCGCCGGCGTCGGCGCCAATGGGAACGAACGATGCCTCATGGATTGACCACGCAACCGCCGTCCGAATTCGGTTGCCTTTGGAGTCGGTAGAGTCGGCCCACTGCTTCACGCGGTAGCCGATTGAAAGGTTGCGAAGGATGCCGTCTGCGATGTCGCGCACTGTTCCAGCCACATCATCGCGAGAAGAGAGCTTTAGCAGCGCGCGGATTTCTCCGCCCGCCTTCCAAGCTTTTTGGATCACGCCGAGAACGGCGCGCGTGCTTCCCTGGTTGTGGGCGTCGAGCACGGGCGCGCCTGCGATGTTCCGCAGGTTCGCGTTCGCGATTGGCAGGCGTTCGACATAGCCCGCGCGCTGCACGTCGGCGCCCGTCGAAAGCACAACCTCAATTGTGTTGGCTTCGGCGTCGTATGTATCTGGCGCGAACGTGGCCGCGCGCAAAGCGAGCTTATGCGTCATTGGAGTCCTCATCTTCGGGTTCGTTATCGTTCGCGGGCGCTTCCTCGGTTTGCCTTTGGGCGTGCGGGTCCGCCGCAATGTCGGCGTCCACGCGCTCGATACTTTCGCCACGCGCGGCGATGGCTTCCGCGCGGCTCATGAGCTTGGAGTCCAAGGCGAGCTTGGTTGCCGTGACCTGCTTCACCGGGTCAGCTTCCGGCATGGCGGGGAAACGCCATTCCGCCAGCGTGCCATCGGAATCGCCTTCGCCTCGCAGCGCGCGCGTAAGCGTCCAGCGCTTCCAGATCGGCGCCAGCAATTGCGGGGCGACCACGTTCCATTGCAGCGCTTCCAGCGACGCCTTGAACGTGATGAGCGCGGCGCGAAGGCTGGAATAGTTGGCGCGGCTGACGTTTGCTGAGACCATGAAGGCCGGAACGCCCAGCCCCGCCGCGATCTCTTCAATAACGGACGTGCGGAATTCCACGCTCTGGCGCGCGGCTTCTGGATTGTTGAACGTGATCTTGTAGCCGGGCGGCAGGCGCCGAACGACGCCGGGCTCTAGCGCCACGTCCAGGGCGTCGCCTTCCTTGTCGCCCTCGAAGGGGAGCGCGGAAGCGCCGTTGGCGTCTTCCAAGAATCCCGCATGCATCGCGGCAACTTGGAAGCCCTTCAACAGCGCATCGCTGAGAAGCCCAAGGTCCGCCAGCTTCAACATGATGGGCGCCAGCCATGAGACGCCGCGAACTTGGCCGATGCCCTCCGGCCGCATGAGATGCAGCACGTCCGCCGCGTCCACGCGCACGGGCGTCGTCCACGTCTCGAATTGCTGTGTCGGCACGAACGGCCGAATCCAATAAGCGACGCGCTCCCCTTGCGCGTTGAATTCGACGCCGGCCGCGATGTAGGCGCCGCCGCCAAGCTCGCGCGTGAGGGACTCGTCCACCTGTTCGGCGGGGAGCAATTGGAGCTTCAAACCGTCCGCGCGCTGGCGGAAGATCACGAACGACTCGCCGTCGATCACCATTGCGCGGATGGCGAGCGCGATCAGCCCGCCAAAGTCGGTGCGGCCGTCTGCGTCGCAAGTATCCCAAAACTCACTCAGGAACGCTTCGGCGTCCGCGTGCGCTGGAACGGCGCCGGCGCCCCAAGCGTAGGTGACAAGCGACGAGACGCCGGCCGCCGCGTGTGCATCGTTCGCGGCGTAGTAGCGCGCCTTGCGCCGAACCGACGCAGCAGCCGCGATTGTCTCAAGCGACGTGCGGCCCATCTGCGCTTCGCGCGGGGTGCGCTTCCACGAAGCGGCGTCATAGCCGCGCGTCTGCACGTCCACGCCTGCAATGGCGCGGGCAATGGCGCGACGGGCGCGCCGGTAGAAGGAAGCGCGCGCCATCTCAATTCACCCGCGTCGGCAGATCGCTCACAAAGCGCGCAAGCAGCAGGTGCAGCGGCGTCACGCATTTCGTAACAGGCTCATGGAATTGCGAGGGCGCCTCAAACGGCCGCTCAAGCTCATCGTGGAAGCGAACGCCGCAGGTAGGCACAATCTCGCCCGTGTGTTGATGGCGCCAGAGCGTGAACACGAGAAAGCACGGGTTGCCCGCTTCGACCTCAGCGAGCACATGTGTAATTAGCGGCTCGCCGCCCGCGTGCTGAGGTTCGGCGAAATAGCGCCACATGCTGCGAAGCTGGTCGCGGTCAGTGACGGCTTTGGCGTCGTAGAGGTCGAACATCACGGCCGCGATGGCGGCGGCAGACTCGGGGAAGATGAAGGCCAGCCCGCCGCGCACGAATTCCGCTTCAACGGCTGGCGGAATGATGCCTTCCTTGATCCAGCGATGCCAACGGGCGCGCACCTGTTCGGCGCGGCGACCGGGCGCAGCGGCGCGTTCGGCCGCCTGCGTCACTCGAATCTTGTCCCTCGTGTCCAT